TTTCCGCAGCTTTCGACGCCGCTGACCCCGGCCAGCCACTCGACGCAACTGACGCTCGATGGCACCCGCTGCTGGCTGCAATATTCGACCGAGGCCAAGGCGATCGCCGCGGTCGACGTGCTGTTCCGCTATTCGCTCGGCCTGCCCGATACCGCGCCGGGCCACACCACCGACCCGCTGCTGATGGGCTACATGGACGCGGCGCGGGCGGCCGGGTTTGCCGACAGCGACGTGATCAGCTTTGCCTACGCGCAGGCCAACGCCGCCACGCTCTACAGCACGCCCACCGCGTTCCTCCAGGGCATCTACCGCACGGCGATGGACAAGATCGTGCTGCCGCAGAAGCGCCTGGCCGATGCCACCAACGGCGCCGGCATGATCCTCGATGCCGAGGCGCAGGACGGCCGCTCGCCCGCCACCACGCTGGCGCAGCTCCAGCATCTGGCGGCTCTGTGCGCGAGCGTGGGCAAGGAATTCCTCGTCTACCCGAACCCGCTGATCAACCTGGGCGCGCAATACACCGGCTTCTCGATCGACAACTTGTGGCAGCTTCACGCCACGCCGAACCTGCGGCTGTGCATCACCGCGCAGAAGTCGGGCACGCCGATCGCCGACGCGCTCGAGCGGCAGATCACGCTGCTGAAGGGGCCGGCGGGCGACAAGGCGGTCGATTATTCCAAGCTGGGGATCACGCTGGGCGTGGGCCTTCAGGACGGCGGGTGGACCGACCCCGACCTGACCGCCATCAATTCGTTCCTGCACCGGGGCTTCGCCTTGCTGATGGTCTGGCGGCTCTACAGCCAGCCCGCAGTGCTCCAGAGCGCTTTCCCCAACCATGTGCTGGCCCGCGTTTTGGAGATGAGCTGAGATGGCTGTGCACTTGACGCAAGGCGAGGTGTTCTGGCCAGTTTACGTGGCGGCGGTGGCGGCGTTGCCCACCGCCGAGAAGGCGATCCCGGCCGAGCCGATGATGATCGACCTGGGCGGCGGCCTTTCGCTGCCGGTGGTGACGCTGGTGCTGGGCGCGCTGGGCGTGCTGCTTTCGCGGCCTTTGGCGCGGCGCAACGAGGCGGCACACGGGCTTGCCAGCTTTATTCTGACCAGCGCGATCATGCTGATCGTGGTGGAGCTGTGGGTGATCGAATCGCGGCCGAGCTGGCTGTTTGCCTTCGTGGTGGCGATCGGCCTGGGCTTCTCCGGATATTCGCTGATCGAGATGGTGGGCGAAGAAGCGCGCACCTTTATTTCCAACATGCTGAGCAAGGCGACGCTGATCCTGCAGGCGCTGGGCTCGAAAACCAAGGGGCCTAAATCGTGACCGGTAACTACCTCGAACTGGCGATCATCGCCTTCATCCTGCTCTCGATGTTCTACCTGGTGTGGCGCGGCGGCCAGGCCAACCCCGAGAGCACCGGCGACCTGGGCCGGCGCATGGGCCGGATGGAAGGCAAGATGACCACGATCTCCAGCGAGCTGGGGACGCTCGACAAGCGGATGGGCGAGCTGGACCGGCGCGCGGCGACGGTGACCGACATGGCGCGGCTGGAGGGCGCGGTGGCCGCGCACGAGCACCGCTTCGATGACATGGCCGGCGTACTCCACGAGCTGCGCGCGGCGATCGGCGAACACAAGAGCACCAGCGAGCACACCCGCCGCCAGGTGGACCGGCTTTACGACTTCATCGTCGAGAAAGGGCTCAAGTGATGGGAACCGCGCAGGACTTCACCGCCTTCAACGACGGCCACGTGCGGCTGAACGTGCTGCGGCTGCTCCACAAGACGCCGAACTACACCGCCAACAGCGCGGTGCTGCAGCTGGCGGTCGACGCAATGGGGCTGGCCTGCACGCATGACCAGATGCGCGGGCACCTGGCCTGGCTGGGTGAACAGCGGCTGGTGGCGCTGCTGAACACCAACACCCAGGCCGGGCTGGTGGTGGCGACGCTGACCGAACGCGGCGACGACGTCGGCCAGGGGCGCAGCGTGATTGCCGGCGTGCAGCGGCCGGCAGCGGAATAAGCGCATGGTGAGCCCGGCAGCAGCGAAGGCGGCGCGCAAAAAGAACCGGCCGAGCACGATCGACCGGCTGGACCCGGAGATCCGCGAGTTGATCGGCCACTTGCGCGTGGACCTGGGCTGGACGCTCGACGAGATCAAAGGGCGCCTTGCCGAGCTGGGCCAGGGGCATGTCAGCCGATCGGCGCTTGGCCGGCACGTGCGCTCGCTCGAGGACGTGAGCGCCGACCTGCGCGAGACCACCATTTACGCCGAGGCGCTAGCACGGGTGCCGGGCAACACGAGCCAGAGCCAGATGCTCGACATGAACGCGCAGCTGCTGCAGGCGAACATGTTCAAGATGATGCTGGCGGCGCGGGATGGCGAGGGCGTGCTGCTCAACACCAAGGAAGCCGAGCAGTTTTCCGGCGCGCTGCGCAATATCGCCAACATGCGCAAAGCCGACCTCGATGCGATCGAGAAGGCCGCAGCGCTCGCCGCCCGAAAGGCCACCAAAGAGGCCGCCGAGAAGGCGGTGAGCGCGGCGCGGGCGAAAGGCCTGAGCAAGGACACGGTGGAGGCGATCCGCTTTGCGGTGCTGGGGAGCGACACGTGATGTTTGCCGATCCGGAGAAGCGGCGCGGGCTGCGGGCGATGATCGAGGGCGCGGTAGCGCTGCTGGCATTGGCGCTGGCTTGGCGGATCACCGAGATGCTGGCCGCCGACCCGCATGCGCTGCTGGTGATCGTGCGCGGACTGCTGGCGATTATCGCGATCGGCACGGTGGGCTATACGATGGAGAACGGCATCCGCGCGCTGAAGCTGAAGCTGGGCGATGCCGAGCTCGATGCCGATTCCGGCCAGGGCAACGCGCCATGAGCGGCCATGTGGCGATCTGCACCGGCTATGCTGCGATCTTCGACATTGCCGATGCCAAGCGTGACGTGATCCGGCGCGGGGCGTTCGCGCGCGCGGTGGCCAGCGGCCGGACGGTGCCGGTCTATTGGCAGCACCGCCCGAACATGATGATCGGCGTGGTCGGCGAGCTCCGTGAGGCGGCGATCGGGCTGTTTGTGCGCTGCGGGCTCGATCGGCTGCCCGAGGGCCTGGTGCCCGGGCCGATCGGCCTGAGCTTTGGCTATCGCGCGCTCAACCCGATCCGCACGCGCACCGGGCGCGAGTTGACCGAGATCGACCTGATGGAAGTGAGCCTGGTGACTGCGCCTATGCACCCGATGGCGCGCGGCGAGATCGAGCTGGTGGTGCCGGCATGAGCGAGCCCACCTACCCGCTGAGCGCCGACGAGATCCGCCGCCGCGAGATCGAGGGCGACCGCGCCGCAGCCGAGGCGACGCTGGTGCGGCTGCCCAAGGGCGACCTGCTGCTGCCCTACCAGGCCCGCGTGGTCGACCAGCTGTTCGCCGGCACCGCGCTGCTGGTGATCGAGAAGAGCCGGCGGATCGGGCTGACCTGGGGGGTGGCGGCATTTGCCGCGCTGAAGGCTGCCTCGGCGGTGGAGGCCGGCGGCCAGAACGTCTGGTACATGGGCTACGACAAAGACATGACGCTCGAGTTCATCGAGGTTTGCGCAATGTGGGCGCGCGCCTTCGGTCTGGTGGCGGGCGACATCGAAGAAGAGGACGTTCTCGAGGCCTCTGAGAAGGGGGTGAAGAGCTTCTCGATCCGGTTTGCATCGGGCTTCAGGATCACCGCGCTGCCATCGGTGCCGCGGGCACTGCGCGGCAAGCAAGGCATCGTGGTGATCGACGAGGCGGCGTTCCACAAGAACGTCAACGAAGTGATCAAGTCCGCCATGGCGCTGCTGATCTGGGGCGGCCAAGTGGTGGTGATTTCCACGCATGACGGCGCCGCCAACGCGTTTGCCCAGCTGATCGACGAGATCAAGGCCGGGCATCGGCGCGGCGAGGTGGTGAAGATCACCTTCGGCGACGCGATGGCGGCGGGGCTTTACGAGCGCGTGGCGCTGGTGGCGAAAACCAAGGGCACCGAACTGCCGCCCAAAGAACAGTGGGAGGCCGATATTCGCGCCTCCTATGGCGATGATGCCGCCGAGGAGCTGGACTGCGTTCCCAAGATCGGCAGCGGCGCGCTGATCTCGATCGAGGATATCATCGCCTGCGAGCATGACGACTGCGGGCTGCCCGACCTGTACCAGGGCGGTCTTTGCTATGTTGGCCGCGACGTGGCGCGGCGGCGCGATGGCCAGGTGCAATACTGCATGGAAGCCATTGGCGACGTGATCTGGCAGCGCGACACCTATGAGGAGATCGGGCAGAGTTTCGCGCACCAGGATGCATGGTTCGATGCGTTGTTCCAGCGCCGGCGGATTTTGGGCGCGTGGATCGACCAGACCGGGATGGGCGAAAAGGTGGTCGAGGATGCGCAGCGCAAACATGGCGCCACCCGCGTGTTCGGCGTGCTGCTGACCGGGCCGACGCGGCTTGACCTGGCGATGGGGCTGGCCCGGCGCTTTCAGGAACGCAAGATTCGCCTCCGCAGGGACCTGGCGACGCGCGCCGACCTGATGGCGATCAAGAAGCTGGGCAGCGAACAGGCCGGCACGGTGCGCATCGTCAACGAAGGCGAAGTCCACGCCGACCGGTTCTGGGCCTATTCGCTGGCTTCGCGCGGGGCTGACCTGCCACCGGCGCTTTACCAGTACCAGGGCATGGCGCGCGGCGCGGGCGGCGGCATTGCTACCGGCGATGGGTGGAAGCGGCCAAGGCACAGCGACATCACGCCGGGCGGCGGATCAGGCATGAGGGGAAGCTGGTGACGATCGAACTGAAATTGGCGGCGGCCTGGGCGGCAAGCGAGGGACTGCTGCGCGCGCTGGAACACGCGGGCGGCGACAAGCGCGCGATCGCGGTGACACGCACGCACTTCGAGACCGCGTTCCTGTGGGCGGCGAACGCGGTCGGCGGGGAAAGCCTGTTTGGCGCGAGCGACAGCGGGAGCGGCGGCGATGGGTGAGACAATGGCTGACCTGGCTGAAGTGATCGCCAATCTGACGCGAGCGCAGCGGCGCGCGGTGCTGGCGGGCGGCCCCAAGTTCGGCCGCGGCTACTGGCAGCTTTACGAGGCCATGCGCGCCAAGGGGCTGGTGATCATCGCCCAGCGCCAGTGCGTGCTGACGCCGCTGGGCCGCGCCGTGCAGGACAACCTGGCCGCGCAGAACTGTTCAACCGTGCCGACCTCGATGAAGGACAGTTGACAATGGCCACGAAACCGCCGCCGCTGGTGTGGGCCGATGGCCGGCCGATCGACTTCGATGTGCTGAAGCGCGACGTGGCCGGGCCGCGGCTGATGTCGACCCGATCGATCTATTCGGGCCACCCATCGCAAGGGCTGACCCCGCCCAAGCTGGCCGAACTGCTGATCGACGCCGAACAGGGCAACATGATCGCCTACCTCGAGCTCGCCGAAGAGATCGAGGAGAAGGAATGGCAATATGCCTCGGTGCTGGGCACGCGCAAACGCGCGGTGGCGCAGGAGCCGATCGAGGTGCTGGCCGCCGATGACAGCGCCGAGGCCAAGGACGATGCCGCCTTCATCCGCGACTGGCTGCAGCGCGACACGCTCGAGATGGAACTGTTCGACGTGCTCGACGCGATCGGCAAGGGCTTCAGCTTTACCGAGATCATCTGGGAGACGACTTCCCAGACATGGCTGCCGGCCAAGCTGGCACGGCGCGACCCGCGCTGGTTCCGCTTCGACCAGGTCGACGGCGAGACGCCGATGCTGTGGACCGAGCAAGGCTTCGTGCCGTTGGCGCCCTACAAGTTCATCAATCACTTCCACCCCGGCAAGAGCGGCATTCCGGTGCGCGGCGGCCTCGCACGGCCGGCGGCCTGGGCCTACATGTTCAAGACCTTCGGGGTGAAGGAGTGGCTGGCGTTCATCGAGACCTACGGCCAACCGCTGCGCGTGGGCCGCTATGATAACGGCGAGGCCGAGGAGAACGTGCGGCTGCTGATGCGTGCGGTGAGCCAGGTGGGCCAGGACGCGGCGGCGGTGTTTCCCAAATCCATGGACATCGAGTTCATCCAGGGCGGCCATTCTGGATCGAAGGGCGACCCCGGCGGGATGTTCAAGAGCCTGGCCGAATATGTGGACCAGCAGCTGTCCAAGCTGGTGATCGGCCAGACCGCGACCACCGATGCGATTGCCGGCGGCCATGCGGTGGGCAAAGTGCACAACGAGGTGCGCGGCGACATCAAGCGGTCCGACTGCAAGATGCTGGCGGCGACGCTCAATCGCGACATGGTCAAGCCGATGATCCGGCTGAACCGGGGCGAGCGCAAAGCCTACCCGAAGATCTTCATCGGCGAGCCCGACCCAATCGACGTGGAGAAGCTGGCAAAGGCGGCGCAGATCCTGGTGCCGCTGGGGATGGAAGTGAACGCAGCCAAGCTGCGCCAGATGGTGGGCCTGCCCGACCCCGAAACCGGCGAACCGGTGCTGCGCGTGGTGGCAACGCAGGCGCCGCCAGGAGCGGCCACGGCGCCCTTCCCCGGCAGTGGTGAGGCTGAAAGCGCCGCGAGGGCCTTCTTAGGCCTTCTTAAACGGCCTGGGGAGGCGTTCCGGGCTGCGACGGTGGGTGCGGAAACAACACCGCAGCCCGACGAGGCCGAAATGATCGCCGACGAGGCGCTGGGCGACTGGCTGCCGCTCATGCGGCCGATGACCGACCCGATCGCGGCGCTGGTGGCGAAGGCGACGAGCCTGGAGGAGCTGCGCGACGGGCTTGCCGGGCTGATGGCGACAATGGATACTGACGCGATCGCCGAGCAGCTCGCCCGGCTGACATTCGGTGCGCGGATGGCGGGTGATGCGGCCAGCCTGGCGGCAGTGGACAAGGGTGGCGCGGCAGGCGGACAATGAGATGAGCTTTGCGGGCGACTTCACCTTTGCGCGTGCCCGGGCCGGGCTGTGGCGCGATAGCCTGGGGCGCATCCAGCTGGCGGCGATCGATACCCCGCGCTTCACCTGGGATGGCGGCACGCCGCAGGGCTTGCTGATCGAGCCCGGCACGGTGCCGGGCACGGCCGATATTGCCGCGGTGCGCGCCGAGCGGGTGCCGGCGGGCCAGGTGACGGTGCTCCACTTGTGGAGCCTTGGCGCGAGCGGCGCGGTGCAAGCGGACGCACACTATGCGGTGGCGGCCAAGCCGATGATCGACGGGTGCCTGGCGCGGGCGGGGCGGCACCGCTGGATCGGCGTGATCGAGGGCTATCTGCATAACTGGGATGGCGCAGTGTGGGCGCTGGGCCGGCGCTGGGCGCTGCCGGCGGCGCTCTCGGCGGGCAGCGGCGCACTGGCGGACCAGCATGGCCGGCCGCTGATCGGCCTGTGATGGTGAGGAAGCGCAGGCAAGGCCCGGCGAATGATCCGACCCGCGAGGCGCGCGCGGCCTTCCCGCGGGTGCAGCCCAAAGGGGCACTGGCCTATTTCCGCTCGAAGGGCTTTCGCAATGGGTTTCACTGGCAGGACGTGTGGCAGGAGGAGCATGCCCGCGCCTTCACCGTGGCCAAGGCGATGAGCCGCGACGTGCTCGAGACGATCCGCGCTGCGGTCGACAAGGCGATCGACCAGGGCGAGACGCTGGCGATGTTTCAAAAGGAGCTGACGCCGCTGCTGCAGGCCCAAGGCTGGTGGGGCAAGAAGGAGATGACCGACCCGCTGACCGGCGAGCGCAAGGAGGTGCAGCTTGGCAGCCCACGACGGCTGAAGATCATCTACGAGACCAACATCCGCATGGCGATGATGGCGGGTGAATGGCAGCAGATCGAGCGGCACAAGGACACGCACCCCTACCTCAAATACACCGCGGTGATGGATGAGCGGACCCGGCCCGAGCACGCCGAGTGGAGCGGCACGATCCTGCCGGTGGACGATCCGTGGTGGGACTCGCATTACCCGCCGTGCGGGTGGAACTGCCGGTGTACGGTGATTTCCTATAGCGACTTCGGGCTGGCGCAGAGCGGGCTGCACGTGAGCACATCGCCGCCCAAATCGGGGCCGCCGCGCGAGTTCATCAATTCGCGCACCGGCGAGGTGACCGAGGTGCCGGCCGGGATCGACCCGGGCTTTGCCTACAATGTGGGAAAGGCCTGGCTGGGCGGGATGGCGCCACCGCCGCTGCTGCCGCCGGACCTGCCGGGGGTGACGATTGGCAAAGTGCCCGCTCATGCACCCGAGCCCGCGAGCCTGCTGCCGGCGGACGTTTCAGCGGAAGCGGCAGTCGCGGCATTTATGGACGGGGCGCGGGTGCCGCGAACGGCGGGCGCAGCAGGCGCGGTGGTGCTGGACCCCGAAGGGTGGCCCTTGGCAATCAGCGAAGGATGGTTTCGCGACGAGGGCGGCAGCCAAGCGGTGCCGACGGGCGATCGGCGCCGGGTGCTGGGGCTGGTGGGGCGGGCGCTGCGCGAGCCCGCCAA